CGGCGTCCATTCTGTTTTGACACCGAACTTCGGCCTCTTGAGATTTTGTTTCATTAATGGTCAACCGGATACATGGGATATTCTTTTTTCTTCGTGGGCGGTTGCACCGAAGGTTTTGTTTGAAGAAGCTGCACTAATCGTCTCACGTACCACGCAGCCTTTTGAACATCAACTATAGGAGCGTTACCTTCTTTGAAACGGTAGCGAACTAAATACTTAATCGCGTTTGCTACCAGTACGGCTTCATCGCCGGGAAGGTCACGAACGATGTCCATGAGTGTGTCTATGGTTTCGAGTCGACTGCGCTGATAGTGGGGAGGAGAAATAGGGTCTGTCATAATATCCACCCTCGCTGGCGATCCTCGGGGAGTTTCAAAAGAAGGTTTTCCTTGGTGCGTGTGATGCCCGTGTAAAGAACGCGGTGTGCATCATCCGGGTTTTTCGCCATTTGCTCCAGAGCTTTGCCTGATAGGTCAAGTATAAGGAACACGTTGTCAGCTTCACCACCTTTTGCGCCGTGGATCGTGGACAGTTTTATCTGTGGCTTGGAATTAAGATCAACGCCCCGGTTAAGTAATGCGGATGCGTAAGCTCGGTCCTCTGGTTTAATTCTGTCGAGAGCTACGTCCCAGTCACCAGCAGCCTCCAGTCCAAAGTGCTCACGAAGCAAGCCCATGGTGAAGAGATCCTGTTCATTCGCAGCTTTCAACAGGTTCTTTGATCCGCGCTTCAGACTTCCATCGGCGCTGGAGATATGGGCATAGAGGTTTTGCGCTTCCGTCAAGCTTATTTCCCGATTGTTCCCGAGATTAAGATGCGTCCAGGAGGAAATTGCGGAGCGCACTTTCTTCGATAGGGAGGGGTTGTTGAACCGTTCAAAGAAATAGCCGTTGGTTTTAAGGTACGCGCCGATTTCGTTTAGCATGTAATTTGCTTGAGCCAATATAAGCCATTGATCCGTAAAGTCTATTGAGTAGTGGTCATTAACGAACCGGGTACTACCTTCCGCTGCGCGTGGAGACCAGACCTTTTTCTGTCGGTGTCGGATGCGGTTGGCGATGCCGTCAGCCATTTTCCAAACGGAGTGAGGGACACGATAGGATTGAGAAAGAACTTCGGAGGAACCTTCGAGACCAATGAAACGGTTAATGTCAGCACCCGCAAAACTAAAGATCCCCTGATCGTCGTCGCCAGCAATAAACATCCTTTCACACTTTTCATTGAGTAAATGAGCTACTTCCCATTGAAGCGGTGTTAGATCCTGCGCTTCATCGATGAACACAACCTTTAACTTGGGAATGAGAGTCTTGTTCGCTGCGAGTTCAACCAACATGTCGGTGAAATCTTTAAGTCCGGCTTGCTTCTTGTATTTTTCGTATTCGTTATAAATATGTTCGAAATGGTAATAGGTCTCGAACAGCTCCATGTTATTGTAAGCCCAGCGAGGTCCTTGGAGCGTGGTTCGTGCCAAGTCAATAGCTCGCATGATGGGGTGGTTACTTCTGAATGTCACAAAGCCTTCGTCCTCAACATTTTCTGTGCTTTCCGTGAGGTTAACGCCAACAATCTGGCTGAACTCTGTGAGGTGTGATTCTTTTAATACTTCGGCTCCGCTTAACCCAAGCAACTGGAAAGCCAGACTGTGCAGGGTGCGAAAGAAGACAAAGCTTTTTTCAGAGTCCATGTTAAAACGCAAGACAGCGCGGTCCCTGGCTTCGTGAGCAGCCTTACGGGTGAAAGCAAAATAACCAATCTGATTGGGCGCAACACCATCGGCTAGAAGCTCTTCTACCTTGTTCAGAAGAGAGGTGGTTTTACCGGTGCCCGGAGGGCCAAAAAGTCTATACATCTTTTTTCGCCAGTACGGCATCAAGGTCATAACCCAATGCCTCCAGAAGCCTTTCAACTTTATAAATGGAAAGCTGCCGGGGCTCGTGGATGTTTTCATAATCCGCAATGGTGCGCTGCGACATTTTTGTTATGAGAGATAGATCCCGCTGCGTGAGCCCAGCCTCGGATCGGAGATCTCGAAGAAGGACAGACCAATGGTTCTGTCGATGAGACTTGGGGCCAAAAGGTACGTCTACCATATTTCGTTCCTTGAAGTAGTGATTGGCGCAGAGGAGTTGGTTGTTTGAAGTAATTACCGCGACATTGTCACAAAAATCACATTGTTTTCTGGGCATTAAAAAGGAATCTCCTCATCCGTCTCTTCGAAGTGTGAGCTGAACTCATTTTCAATTGGTTCGAAGGATGGAATGGACCAGCATCGGATAGACCTACCATTGATGCTGAGTTGCTCTGATAAACCATCGATGTCTCTCAGACGCTGGGCAATCTTATTGGATCTATATTCCGTAAACTTTTGTCGCTTTAGAAACGCCTCTAAATCTTTAAGTCGAAAGTAGGTGCGGTGGGTGGACTCATTGGTCCATGGGCGACGAAGAAGGATTTCTTCTCGGTCCATTGCTGCTTGCATGTGCGTCGTGAATTCTTCTACCAACTCGTAGAACTGACCGCGAACCGAAGTGTCTTCAGAGGTGTGTATGATTGCGCCTTCTGTTTCNACCATGGTTGAAAGCAGGAGATTCATTTGGGCTTCCCACGCAGGACGAGGCACCGTGCGTGGCATGTGATTGATTTGTTCCATGCAAAGGATCTGGAACTTCGGCTGACGCTGGAGAGCTTCCGTATCTAATTCAACGGGACTTCCGTTGACGTCCAGGAACCATAGAGGTGGTTCAGAATCGTACTTTCGTAGGTTAGCGATTGACGGAGTATTAGCATCTCCACCAACGCCAAACTTACGACTACGGCACAGATCGCGATTGCAAAAATTACAGATCGGCTGGTCGGAACATTTGTATTGGTACTCTTTCTTGCGTAACTGCTCNGCGACGATGTTAACTTCTTTAAGATCAAGCGGTGGTTCCAAGAGGGCTTGGTTGTACTCCAGGATTTTCTTTTCCCAGTCATCGGGATACGCCTTTCTAAGATAGACACCTAAATTAAAGAGACCGTTGTTTCGGGTGCCTTCCGGGAAGCCTTGGCGCAACAAAATCTGAAGACAGGGTGGACCATTCTTTAGGCGTTGATCTATAACAACTTCTTCTTTGTCAAGCAGTTTGTCTAACTCTTTAGATGTGATGGCAGCAGCCTCTGCCATTTCAACAAACTCTTCTAAGGTTGCTGCCGTGCCATCTAATTTAAAGGCATAGCGCAAGCCGTTTTCGTGATTAAAATAAGGGAGGTTTAAGAAGTTTCCAGTATCCCCTCGTTCCAACACCAGTTGAATTTGCTTGGGGAAAATTTCAGTGCCAGAGGAGCAGCCGATTTCACTCGCCAATTCCTTTAATTTGTTTTGAAGCGTTTCGGCTGGGACAGGTTCTTTTAGAAACAGATAGATATGTCCACCTCCGCTTTTGCTTCGGCAGACTACAAGGGGAAGCTTCTGTTGGTGAATGGCCTTGACTATTACAGCGTGGTCAAGGGGGTAAATGTCCAGATCAAGAGCACCCCACCAACAAGCATTTTGCTCGTTGATGGGGATAATGGCGACACCCTGCTCACCATTTAAATGGCTCTCGAAAGTCGCAAGGGTGCGCTTCTGCCGGACAAGGAGAGCCTTCCCCTTGCGCTTTCCGTTAGCTTGTTTCCCTGTAATGTCAAAGGTGCCGTAAGCTACGTCGAGACCTTTATACAATAAGGCGAAACGCCTGATGAGTTCCCGCTCCATTGCGCGTACAAAAAGGGGGGACGAATCCCCCCTCCTTTAAAATGGGACGTTGTCAGTGTCGGTGAGGTCTTCTTCGCGGGTATGTTGTACCTTAACCTGTCCCGCGCTGATCGACTCCGCAAACGACTTGGCTTCTTGATAAAGGTTGAGATCCTCTATCTGAGAATCCTTACTTATCTCCCAGCCGTGCCAGCTACCATTTTTATTTTCCTCTGGCACACTCTTCAGAAGCCAGACATGTGAGAAACGAGGAGGTGTAAAATCAATACCCTTCCCGTCTTTCATTTTGTTGGCTTTAAGAGCACTGTTCCATCCCTTGGACTTTTTGAATTGAGTGGCCTTCATGGCGATTAATGCCTGTTGAGTAAAGCCACTTTCATCCATAACAAGAACGTAATGTTGAGCGGTGCGTTCGAGATAGCGCCCATTTCCGTCTACAATATAATCCTTATTGTCTTCTCCCCGCTGCGTCTCCGGAAGTGGGTCAGCAGACGAATAGATGCGGTAAGGGGCACCGGAGCCCGTGCCACGTGGCTCCCATTCAATAAATTGAAGGGCGTAGGCGCAGTTGACAACACGAACCCCTTTTTTGCCAGGGACGGCGTCCTTGGTTACGGAATTAAATATGTCTCCAGCGCGGACATCTAAGTCATCCAGCTCGGGGGACATTTTCTGAAGAACTTTTAGAAAAGGAATTGCAAGATCTTCTGATCCCAAATCCTTTACTCCAATCCCTGCGTCTGCCAGAAACATACTGGGGTCTACAATTGTAAGTGGCTTGGAAGTTCCATTACGCTTTGCGGGTGGNNTTGCTTTGCCATTCCGCTTTTTAGCTGTTGCTGTGCGAGCCATTTTTATTTGCTCCTCTTTCTTTTAATCGTTGCACGTTGAGATATGAAAGCCCCAAATAATTCTAGCGGGATGGGGTGACCCGCTTCGACACGTTCTCGAAGCCATGCTTTTAACGTCATGGGTTCGATCTTTTCCAATTGCTGGGGAGTAAACCCTTGATCTCCGCACATTACCATGAAGGCTTGTGCATCCTGGTCCTCTCCTTTGCCAAATGTAACAGTGACATTATTCTTGATTATGTCACCGTCTCCATGTTCACGTAGCCAGTCGTAAGCCTCCGCACGCCTATCTTTTGGGATGCTGGCAGCATAAATAGGTTTGACAGCAATCTGACTGCCATCCTTTAATGTAAATTTTTCAAGATTTAGCTCTTCCAGAGCTTCAGGGAGCAACTCATCAGTTACTCGGTAATAGGCTTTCTTGAAATTCTTCAGCTCATCCTCAAGACGTTCGACATCTTCCTGCAAGCTGCTTGCTTCGTTGGCAAGCCTGGAAATTTTGTCGAGTTTATGGTCGTCAAGTTTATCTAGCTGATCGCTTTTGGTGCTTGAATCTTGCACCATTTTGTCTAAAATATCAGACACTTATTTCCCTTTCCTTGTTCATTGTTACTGTTCCGGCGGTTGACGAAACCGTCAATAAAGTTTATATCTGACTTTACGGGACGATGCAAGACCTCAAATACACTTATTATACAGAGCCTTACGCCCATCAGCGTGAAGCTTTCGAGGCCAGCGCGAGAGCTAAAATATTTGCGCTGCTGCTTGACATGGGAACGGGGAAAACCAAGGTCACCCTGGACACAACAGGTTTTCTTTTTAAACAAGATTTAATTGAGCTGGTGCTGGTGGTTGCACCTAAAGGGGTGATCGCAAACTGGATCCCTGAGATCGAGGCTCATTTGCCACCTGGGATTGAACGTGAAGCGGTCCTGTGGAACCCCGCGCTGACTCAAAAGGTCCGTGGTACGTTGAACGCTTTGCATGAAAAGAGTAGCAAGCTAAAGTTTCTATTAATGAATGTAGAAGCATTTTCAACAAAGAAAGGTGTGGACGTTGCTACACTTTTCGTTAATCGCTTCAAGACATTTATGGTGGTCGATGAAAGCACCAC